ACCAGTATCAACTGTACAAGAATTTAGAAGTCAATCAATAAAAATACTTGACAAATATTTAGAACAAGAAGAAAAAGACAGACAACCTTTAATGTTTGTGTTAGATAGTTTAGGAATGTTATCTACTACAAAAGAAATGGAAGACACAGCAGAAGGTAAAGAAACAAGAGATATGACAAGGGCACAAATTGTCAAATCTACATTTAGAGTTTTAACACTTAAACTAGGACAAGCAAATGTTCCTTTGTTAATGACCAACCATACTTATGATGTGATTGGTTCTATGTTCCCACAAAAAGAAATGGGTGGCGGTTCAGGATTGAAATACGCTGCTTCAACAATCATCTATCTTGGTAAACGAAAAGAGAAATTGGGTACCGAGATTATTGGAAATATTATTCATTGTAAAATATATAAATCAAGAATTACTAAAGAAAATGCTAAAGTGGATGTTAAGTTAACTTATAAACACGGTTTGGATAAGCATTATGGACTATTAGAACTAGGAGAAGAGGCAGGTATCTTTAAGAAAGTATCAACTAGATTTGAAATGCCAGATGGTTCTAAAGTATTTGGTAAACAAATTAATGATAATCCAGATAAGTATTTTACAAAGGAAGTATTAAAAAAAATAGATGAATTCGCAAACAAAAAATTCACATACGGATCAGACGAAGAGTAAAAGTTACACCTTTGCTCAAAGAGAAGGTGATGATTTTTCCTGTATAAAACTTACCGAAGGTAAGTATAAAGGAGTAATTTATCACTATGGTAAAGTAGGATTTGGAAAGGATGAAAATCCTGATGGTACCTTACCTATGAAGTTTGATTTTACTGTTAAATTAAATCCTACAGAAGAGAAATTGGATGTTGATAATAAAGAATTTGTAGATTATATTGGTGACCTATTGATAGAATTATTAGATGAGAAAATAAAAAGTGGAAAATAAAAATTATATTAATGTTTATGATGATGTATTAAATGCTGGTCAATGCCATCATTTAGTTGAAAAGTTTGAAGATTCAAAACATCAATGGATTAAAACAGAATTAAAAGGTCATAGGTCTTTTACAGAAATTAATATAAATTTAAATACAGATTGGCAAGAATATGTGGATATATTATATAAAGCAATGAGACCATATGTTGACAAGTATTGTGAAGATAATAAGATAGATAAGATACACCAATGGCCAGAAAAATTTGGATTTGAACAAATCCGTTTTAAGAAATATGAAGTTAATAATGCAGATGAATTTAAAGAACACGTTGATGTTATGGACTATGCAAGTGCAAAAAGATTTCTTGTATTCTTTTTATATTTAAAAGATAATAAGGGAGGTCATACTTCTTTTCCTGAATATGATTTGAAAGTTGAACCAAAGGCAGGTAGATTATTAATGTTTCCACCTTTGTGGACTTATAAACATATAGGACATAAACCAATAGAAGAACCAAAATATATAATAGGAAGTTATTTACATTACGTATGAACGAAAGATTAGAAACAACTATATTAAATAATCTCTTCTTTCAAGAAGATTATACTAGAAAAGTATTACCATTTTTAAAAGAAGATTATTTTCCATTAAGAACTGAAAAGATTTTATTTTCAGAAATATATAAGTTTGTTCAAAAATATAATAATCTTCCAACAAAAGAAGCAATCATTATAGAATTATCTCAAAGAAAAGATATTAATGAAGATGAACATAATACATTAAAAGAAATTGTTAATTCTATATCTAAATTAGATTCTGATCCACAATGGTTGTTAGATACAACTGAAAAGTTTTGTAAAGATAGAGCAGTACATAATGCTGTATTAAGTGGTATTAGAATTTTAGATAAGAAAGATAGTAAGAGAACTCCAGAATCCATACCTGGTATATTAGCAGACGCATTAGCAGTATCATTTGACCAACATATAGGGCACGATTATATAGGTGACGCTGAAGATAGATTTAAATGGTATCATACAAAAGAAACAAAATATCAATTTGATTTAGATTATATGAATAGAATTACTAAAGGTGGTGTTCCTAGTAAGACTTTGAACATTGCATTGGCAGGAACAGGTGTTGGTAAATCTTTGTTTATGTGTCATTGTGCGAGTGCATATTTAGTACAAGGTTTAAATGTTTTATACATAACTTTAGAAATGGCGGAGGAAAGAATTGCAGAAAGAATAGACGCAAATCTTTTAGATGTAACTATAGATGATTTACATACAATGCCAAAAGATTTATATGAAAATAAAATGGAAAAATTACGAAAGAAAACTGGTGGGACATTAATTATTAAAGAATATCCAACAGCGTCTGCTCATAGTGGACACTTTAGAGCATTGTTTAATGAACTTGCATTAAAGAAAAGTTTTAAAGCAGATGTAGTATTCATAGATTATTTAAATATATGTGCGTCAAGTAGATTTAAAGGTGGCAATATAGGTTCTTATTTTTATATCAAGGCAATTGCTGAAGAGTTAAGAGGACTTGCAGTAGAATTTAATGTACCTTTGTTTTCTGCTACACAAACAACAAGAACTGGATTTGTTTCAACAGATATAGGTTTAGAAGATACAGCAGAAAGTTTTGGATTACCTGCAACAGCAGATTTTATGTTTGCAATAATATCCAATGATGATTTAGAAGCATTAGGTCAAATGAAAATCAAACAATTAAAGAATAGATATAATGACCTATCAATCAATCGGTCATTTATCATAGGTGTTGATAGGTCAAAAATGAGATTGTATGATGTAGGACAACAAGCACAAAACATTGTTGATTCTAATCAAAAGGAAACGAAAGAAGAGAAAACTGTTTACGATAAGTTTTCTGATTTTAAAGTGTGAAAGGAAGAATAATATGAAAGGAAATAAGAATGAAGAAAGTTAAATTAGCAATTGTAGGAGTAGGTAATTGTGCCAGCTCACTAGTACAAGGGATTGAATATTATAAACGTCATCATAATGAAGAGGTTGATGGTATTATGCAGACGCAAATTAATGGATGGAGACCACAAGATATAAAAGTTGTGGCAGCTTTTGATATTGATAGAAGAAAAGTAGGGTTACCAATTGAAGAAGCAATTTTTGGAAAACCTAATTGTACAAAAGTTTTTCAAGAATTTGTTGAACCCAATGGAGTTAAAGTAATGATGGGTCCAGTATTAGATGGAATAGCTAATCATATGAATGACTATCCTAACTCTCAATCATTTAGAGTTGCAGATGTAAAACCAGTGAACGTTGTTGAAGAATTAAAAAATAGCGGTGCAGAAGCTTTGGTTTGTTATCTGCCCGTAGGTTCTCAAAAAGCGGTTGAATTTTACGCTAATGCTTGTTTGCAGGCTAAAGTGGGAATGGTTAACTGTATGCCAGTTTTTATTGCCTCAAATAAAGAATGGGCAAATAAATTTAAAGAAGCAGGAGTTCCAATAATTGGGGATGATATAAAAAGCCAGGTTGGAGCAACTATTGTTCATAGAGTTATAAGCCGTTTATTTAACGATAGAGGTTGTAAAATATTAAGAACCTATCAGTTGAATACTGGTGGGAATACTGACTTTTTAAATATGCTAGAAAAGTCAAGACTAAAATCTAAAAAGATTTCAAAAACAAATTCTGTACAATCACAATTGGATGTTCCTTTAGAGGATAAAAATATACATATTGGTCCATCGGATTATGTTCCTTGGCAAAAAGATAACAAGGTTGCTTTTATACGAGTAGAAGGTGAAGGATTTGGTGGTTCACCAATAGAACTTGAAATGAGATTGTCGGTACAAGATTCACCAAACAGCGCAGGTGTAGTTATTGATGCTGTTAGGTGTGTGGCACTCGCTAGAGAACGAGGAATAGGAGGTCCTATCAATAGTGCTTCATCATACTATATGAAAACTCCTCCAAAGCAATATCGTGATAGTATGGCACGTGAGTTAACAAGTGATTTTATTGCTGGTAATAAAGGCGTAGATTTGTAATACATATTATGAGGTCAGGCGTTAAAGGAAAGCAATGGGACGGTTTTTGGAGACCAGTAAATAAAAAATACAAAGATGGTTGGAATCATATCTTTGGTAAAAAGAAAAAGAAAAATGAAAGAAAGAAAAATGAGAAAACAAAAGGTTAGGTTTAGTAGAGGTGATAAAAGACCTGCTATCTACAAGTATAAACTTTCTTATGAGAAGAAGTTAGTTAAGAAAGATAGAAAAATACTTTGGCACGTCATTGAGAAACCAACCAATCAGATAGTTTCAGAATTCTTTTTTGAAGAAGACGCAGATAAATTAGCAAAGTTTCAAAATAAAAATAAAGTATGGCAAGAGAACGGTGGCATTGTCAAACACTTATGTTTTAAATCAGATTTAAAAACGCTCTAACTGCTATATAAATATAGCATTATGTCAGAAACATCATTATTTGAAAGTGCCCAAGCACTATTTTGCTCAATAGCAGATAGTTTAGGTGCAAAAAAATCAAAAGAAGTTTTAAATACAGATCCAAAAAAAGGATATCCTACATTTTCAGATTTTCAAAAAGCTAATCAAAAGCTTATTAACATAGCATTAAAGCAAGCGAATGTAACTGAATCTCCTAA